CAGTATAATAGTCCGTTTCGCCGCACCCGGTGATTCTGCCGCAAGTTTTGTCATCAATTGAATCATTGCCATTCGATTAACGCCACACGCTTCTATTATGTTTATTTTCTCTGGATCCAGTTGTTTGATTGCTTCTTTTGTTATTTTCATTTCCAATCCCAATGGTTTTCGTTCAATATTTTGCCCGCTTCTTCACAAATACACTTGCCCTCAAGTTGGTTATCGCCGCCACACCCCTTTTCAATCCATTTCTTTGAAACATATTCAGATATTTGTCTCAGGGATGCACCGGAAATCCTCCAGCCCTTAACGATATTTGCTTCCTCTACCGTAAATATGACTTCATGCTTATTCATTAATAAATTATCCTGTCAACTCTGGATGTTTCTCCAGCCACTTCAACCGCTCTTTATCTTCCTCATCGCTGCTTACATATTTTGCTTCGCCGTCTTTGATATACATTAGATCGCTGTAAAACTTTAAATAGCGGCACCTGCAATGTGGGTGATTTGATATGCCCGGGCTTGCCAGTTCGTGATGTTCCCGCGCAACCTTATCCTTACCTACCATTCTATTCTTTGAAGCGGAGCGTCCCATATTTGTCTTGGTTGACCAAATGCACGTATCCCATACATCTGCTATAGTTTGATACTTTTTGCTCGCAGGGTCTAAATTAGCGTACTCGGGCGGCGGTTCGTCAATGACTTTGAATATCTTGCCGTTAATATTATCCAAACACCACTTACAGGCATCCGGCTGTGAAACGCCCACCACATATTCGCCTGCCCGTACTCCGCTGATAAATCCGGCGTTTGCTATGGCGTTCATTTCCGTGATCGCTATACGCTCCATATCCCTGTTTAACAGACTTCCATCATTGAACTCCGCAAATAGTTGCTGTGCAAAGCCCTCCGAGCCACGTTTTTCCGCAATGCCATTTATCAGCATCTGTCTTATCCGATGCTGTACAGATTCACTTATTCCGGTTATGCTTTCCGCCCCCATCATCTGCGCCATTCGTATCTGTCTTGCCTGTTCCCAGGTTATGTTCCCTTTTTTGATTGCCTCTTTTATCGTAGCCGGCAACGTCGCAAGATTCAACGCCACCTGCTTTTCACCCAATTCTACCATCGCCCCAACCAAAAACGATTTCAATACCAGTTCGTTGATCTTTGCAACCGGCAGCGCAAAACTGTCTGCCAGGAACTTTCTGAATTTTTCCTTTTCCCTTATCGTTATTTCTTTATCTAATAGCCGATTATCTTTGATATATTTCAGTATCCCGTCGTTCAGTTTCTTCCGCTGCCACAGTTGATCGTAATAGGCGTTCTCCAGTTCATTTATAATTTTATTCTCACTTGCTCCGGGTGTTTTTGTAGATTTTTCAAGACCGTAACCTATCGCTTTACAAAAACCGTCTATGACGATCATTTTCTCGCTGTCATCGGCATATATCAGACTTTTGGGAAATTTTATCTTTACTTTCAAATCAATATCCTGTTTAATTTTTCACCAACGGTTTTTACTACGGGTACACTAACTGCGTTACCTAATTGTTTATATCTTTGAGTATCGGATATTAATTCACCGTCTTTACCGTATTTTGTCCAGTCATCCGGAAATCCCTGTAATCGTTCGCATTCAATGGTAGTTAGTCGGCGAATTAATGTGTCTTGTTTTAAAAAATCATTATGCTCCATTGCACTTCCACGCAAACTCGGCAATTCTTTTTCACCACCTTTATTAAATCCATGTGGACGCTGTATCATAACTCCATTTTGAATTAAATTATTATGCCCCGCTCCCGTATTCGCTCTTAATGGTGCAATATTGTCACGAACCTGTTTTTTACGTCCCTGTCCGCTGTCACAAATTATTTTTGAAACATTAAAGTGCCCCGCATTCAATGTCTGTGAATTGCCATTAAGCGGAGATAATTTCTGATCTTGCGAGCTTCCGATTTGGATTAAATTCTTTATTCCACTCTCTCCTGCTTTTATTGTACATGCCACATCATCTTTGCGTGGCTCAAGTCCTTTTGATGTATTATTGACACCTTGTATCAATGTTGTGCTCCCGTCAAACTGACATTGCCTACTTTGATTTTTTGTTGAGATTGTTCCTGATATACACTGCTCATATTCCTTTCCATTAATCTCTGTGTTGCCTTCTCCGATAGGAAATACTTGCGGTCTACCGAGTTCTCTAAGACATCCGACAATGAATATCCGCTCTCGATTCTGGGGCAAAAACCAGCGAGTATTAAGAACCTGGCATTCAACGGTATAACCAAGGTCGGTAAGAATTCCATAGATTGTAATAAATGTTCGTCCATTATCGTGACTAAGTAAGCCTTTAACGTTTTCGAGAATAAAGTACGGGATTGCCTGTTTATACTCTTTGAAATATCGTAGAATCCGTGCGATTTCAAAAAATAATGTGCCTCTTGTGTCGTTAAATCCCCGTCTTTTTCCAGCAATTGAGAAACTCTGACAAGGAAATCCGGCAGTGAGGAGTTCGATTTTGTCCGGCAGTCCTTTGAGTTGAATAGATTTAATGTCTCCGAGTTCATCTGCTTCTCCATAATGCTTTTTGTAAACCGATATTGCACGCTTATCAATTTCAGAAAAACCAACCCAGTCAAATTCATGCCCGGCATCGGTTAATCCTTTGTGAAATCCACCTATTCCTGAAAATAAATCAAGGTAATTCACTCAATACTCCACCGTCAGCGTAATGTCTTTACCGCCCACCGATTTTCGCAATCGCTTTCTTTTTATGCTTTTTTCCGCTTCGCCTTCCTCGGCTTCATCCCAATCCGGGTATTCGTCGTATTCGCCTTCTTTGCCACCCTCATCTTGTCCTTCGCCTTCAGGATATTCGCCTTCTTCCTGCTGTCCCTGTGCCATTAGCGCATTGCTAATCAGTTGCAGAAATTGCGGATTGCTTATTGCCGGTAGATCATATAGATTTATATCACCAACCTTCAATTCATACTTTTCTTTATCTGCCTCAACTAATAAATCATTTACGCTGCATGTCGTTTCCAGCCGCTTTTTATCTATATCAATCTTTTTCCCCTGATCCTCTACATCCAGCCCGCTCCAGACTATTCCAACTCCTTCTATACCCGTCAGCTCCTCAAACATACCGGCGTTATTCAACGTGTCAGCCATATTATTCAAGAACCGTCTTAATCCCGGGTCCTGAGAGCGCACCATTGCCCCTTCTTCTTCTTGCTTATCAAACAACCGTTGCTTGCCCACTGAGTTTTTATTGCTCGCCATACTGACATCTTCCGGGTGTAGCCCTTCAAACGTACATAGCCAACTAAATAATGTTGACATCCATAGAAAATCTTCCATTTCCTTAGAACTCTCGTGGAAGCGAATAAACTTAGGATCCACGCCTTTTGGCAATCCAATTACCGGGTATTTCCATTTATCGTTTCTGCCAGCCGATATACCCCATATCAATTTCCTGAACAGCGTCATTTCCTGTTTTGAAAAGCCGTCCTCAGTAGCGCCCACAACCGCTATCATGCCCTTTGGCATTGTATTAGCCGACCGCCTCGTTACATTGTACGTGATTGAATCTATGATATAACGCATTACGTTCAGCGCACGCTCTACTACGCTAAGTCCTTTGAATTGATGCTCTATGTCCGTCGTGCCGTAAAAATGGCTGTAAATAAGTTTTTCCGGCGTAAATAGCGCAACTAACTTCAATTGCCTGTCAACCATGCCATATCGATATTCATCCTGAAAATATGTTTTATAGCCTAATAGGCTCTCCTGCTTTTCTCTTGTTTTTTGCGGTTGATAAAAGTCAAGAAAGTTAGAATGTTGTTCCATTTCTTCAACTTTCGGTATCACCGGATGAATTATACCGGCATCTACTATACACAACGCCGCCGGTTTGCCTCTGTTAGAATATTTCTTACTGAAACTGCCGTTTTCCCGCACTATTTCTATCGCTATTGTGTCCAAATCAAATATATCGTTGTAAGCATAGAACAGAAATGAGCTCATCGACGGAGTTTCATTGTTCGGTATGAAAAAGAAATTACGCGCGATATGATTCTCCGCTTCCTCACATTTTTTCTTTTCCGCTTTTGTCAATTTCTTCTGCTTGTCCAGGTACGTGATATTAAAACCTGGATTCTTGCCGTCTGATATTTTCGCAAATTCAATTATCTGATTGTGTCTATAGGATTTAATCAATTGTGCCGGTAATGATCTGCCGCCCTGTCTTAATATCCTGTAGCCTGTTGATTCCGAAGGAAAATCATAGCCGTCTATTGTATTCCGGCTAACTTCGACATCAAACATAATAGACATTAAATGATTGATCGTCATTTTATCGTCAGCCATATTCTTTGCAACATATTCGTCGAATGATTTCCGTATATCCAGGTCTTGCAGCATTTCGTCTATTTCTTTAATAGTACCGTCGCTGTTTGCTTTTTCGATCAGCTCTTTTGCCTGTTTAACAAACCCTAATTTTATATCATCCTGGACATTTTTTGTCATTTTATCCATCGTTAATCCTTTTGATTTTATGTATATGGTGAACAGTTGTGTCTATGCGCCCGGACACTTTCCCGCCGTTTATACTGACGGAAATATTAATATCACAATACTCGGAAATGTCTATTTTTAGCGCTTTAAAAACCGAGGACAGGTTGCCCACGATAGTATTATATGATTGTCCTGAATAGTCTTTATTCTTGCAATCTATCTCCATGTATCTAAATTAAAAACACTTTGACATAATATTCAAGTGGTTTCTGACATTTTATTCAGGTGTCTTTGAATATTTAAACTTTTAATATTTTTCTGAAAATCGCACCAAAGCCTTTTATTACCCTGCCTATTGTAGATATTTTCTCAACTCCCTTATATCGTATTATCATCTGTCCGTAAAATATTCCTAATTCACAATCAAAGGATTCAACTGTTTTTAATTTTCCGTCAATCCTCTTTTCAATTCTAATCCTATATTCATATTTTCTACGAGGCATGGTTCAAATATTTGTACCTACAATTATTATATTCAATTAATTACTATATATTTATATACCATCACGGTTTATATTTATGCAGGTTATACAGTAGTTAGACCGCTTCTATCAAAATTGATTCATTCGTATATCCCTCAGCATATAACTGCCTTATAATAAATCTAATGGCAAATTGAGGAATTTCTGTTTCTTCCATAATCCACCCCGGTCTTTCATCATTGATTTTATGCGTAGATATTTTAAAATGCGGTCTAACACCCGATTGAGCCAACGGGGTGAGCTGTTTGATTTTGACTTTATTTTTGGGTTCGTGGCTCATCTTTGTCCGTTAGATTTGCTTTCCTGTTTTCTTTAATATTTGCTGTAATTCCTCTATAAGATGGAAAGAATCTTCTGCCCTTTGTTCATATCTAATTCTTTTCTCTTCATTTATTGCACTGTTTCTTTCATAGAGACAATATTTTTCAAGTTGCCTATGTTTTTCTATCCACTTAGAGAGCAAATCTAACAACGCATCGAGATAACCGCCGGAGCTGTGGTCTTTTAGTGCTTTTGTTGCAATTTCAACGACTCTTATCCCATAAGGTAATTTTGGTTCGGGACACTCTTCAATTATGTCTTTTAATGCTTTAATTAGTAAATTATTCACTCTA